CCAGAACAAAAGAAACGATTGATTGGATTCTATCGTATGATGACCCGTTTGAAAAAAGGTATCAGTTTTAATCCAATGATGAATAGTAAAAACAAATCTCGTAAAGAGGTTTATGATTGGTTTGTTGATATGATTGGTGACCCAAACATCCAATTGGGTGAAGGTGGTATTGTAGATGCTTATGATGAAGATGGTATCACCAATTCACTACAAACTAAGTCGGAACATTTTGAGTATCGTAGAACTGCTTTTGCTGACATTTACACAACACAAGGTAAGATTGGATTTGTAAATATACTAAGTAAAATTGATGGTTTTGCTAGTGATATCCTAAACAATAAAAATGCTAAATTCTTAGGTCAAAAATGTGGTATGGACCAAGAAGATGTCCTTGCTGTTGACTTGCGTGGTAATGTAATGACCTGTCAGAATGTTAGTTCGTTAGAAACTTCGAAGAATGGTGAATCGCATCTTGGTGGTACATTAGATGATTATGATAATGTGAAGATAACATCGTCTACTCATTGGTCAAATCGTAAAGAGTGTGGTTCTTGTCCTGTATTACACATCTGTAAAGGTGCTTGTATGTTTTTAGACAAGAAGTTTTGGGATATCTCATGTGCCAATGCCTATTCTGATAATGTTGCCTTATTTGCTTTATCCATTCAAAACATTACAGGTTATATTCCGACACTAATTAAACAAGATGATTTGCCTCTAGACCGTCAAGATATTTGGGGAACAATTTTTGAACATAAAGAAGAACCCAAGAGAAAGATTATTCCAATCAAAGTAATTAGTGAAAAGATTGGTGAAATTGAAGGTGTTGAAGTATATGGCCAAGCTAAAATAAAATGATAGAAATTGTATTATATGCATTGGTGACTACGCACATCACTATTACATTTGTTTCCTTATATTTGCATAGATATTTAACCCACAGGCAATTTACTTTAAATCCTGTTCTAGCACATATCATGAGGTTCTACTTATGGTTAACTGATGGTGTTGTTGCTAGACCTTGGGTTGCTCAACACCGTAAACACCACAAGTATACTGATGTTACAGGTGACCCACATTCACCAAAATTATTTGGATTTGTCAGAGTGGTTTATCATTGTATGGTACCAAACTTTGTTAGATTATATCGTTACTTTGATACTGATTGGGCACTAGAACACTATGGTGCCGGTTGTCCTGATGATTGGCTTGAAAGAAAAATATATGCACCACACCCAAGATTGGGTTTAATATTATTTCTTTGTTTTGATGTATGGTTGTTTGGTTTTGTACCTGGATTTTTAGTGTGGTTATTCTATCTATTTTGGGTTCCATTTTGGACCACGGCTGCAATCTCAGGATTTGCTCACACTATAGGTTATAAAAACCCTGATAGCAAAGATAATAGTAGGAATCTGTTTCCAATTGGTATTGTTATTTGTGGTGATGAATTACATAATAACCACCACACGAAGCCAAACAATCCAAACTTTGCGCATCGTTGGTTTGAATTTGATTTAGGATATTTCTATATTAAGATATTTGAGAAATTAGGATTAATAAAACTAAAATGATTTATTTGTATTTGTTGCTAATGACCCATATTACAATTGTTATATTTTCTTTATATGTGCATAGAGGTATGGCACACCAACAATTCAAAATACATCCAATATTAAGTCATTTTTTTAGGATTTGGTTGTGGATTACAGATGGAACAGGTGTCAGAGAATGGGTGGCAATACACCATTCACACCACAAGCATTCAGATAAAGAAGGTGATCCACACAAAGGTTTTATTGAAGGTGGTAAGTTTGATAAAATGCTGTTTATTTGGAAAATATTTGTTAAGTCGGTAACAACTGGTTATAATGGGTTCGCAACCAAACAGGAAATGATATGGTATGCTAACCACACACCACAGGATTGGATAGAACGTAACGTATATGAACCATACCAAAGATTGGGTATATTTTTATTATTGGTTCTAAATTTGTTTTTATTTGGTTGGCCTGGTGCCTTGGTGTGGGTTATACAGGTTTGCTGGGTGACCTTTTGGATGACTATAATAGTTACCGTTGGTGCTCACCACTTAGGCTATCGAAATAAAAATATACCAGATAATAGTAAAAATCTTTTCCCGATTGGTATAATTATTGCTGGTGAAGAAATGCACCATAATCACCATATGGAACCAGCAAATGCCAACCTCAGGAAAAAATGGTTTGAATTTGATATTGGTTGGATTTACCTTAAAATGTTGAGTTTTTTGGGCTTAATCGTTTTAAAAAGATAATATAAATAGAAACATAAACAACAAAGAGTAATACTATGACAACACCTTCTAGCCAAATTGCTGTATCTGATGTTAATGCTGAGGTGGGATTAAGTTCCACCTATTCATCAGATTTGAACTTCCTTAATGGAAAAATTAAGCCGTCTATCAGACCATTGACACCTAATATGGCAGCTTTCCAATCAAAAAATTACTTTCAAAATACTACCGAAGGTAACTGCAACAACGGAAATTGTACCAATAATTGTAATTGTGGTAACATTGGTGGTGATAACTGCTTTATTAATGGTACAGTAAACTGTGCTAACTGCGATGACCAGTCATATTTACAACCAGGAACAAACTGTGCTTGTACCTATAATTGCACATATACCAACTCAGCATCACATGCTTGTAACTGTACCTGTGCTTGTTCTAAAATTATCTGTACTAAGTTGTATGAGATTGGTATGATGCCGTACAACATCTTTGCAGCCGATCAACAATATGGTGAATGGTTAAAGAAACATGACCGAGTGGTTTACAAAGGGTACATTAAGTGGGCTAGAATTGTTACATCATGGATTGATGGCAATGGTCCCGACTTTATGATTTGGATTAAAAATAAAGAAAAACGTTCCGAATCACAAAAGAAAGTCGCAACAGATTGGGCTCATAAGATTGCAACTCCGTGGTCTGAGCATATGGCATATCTAATGGGTGCTGTTAAAAACGACAATGTGATGGGTCGCATCATTATGAAGATTGGTCGACCAATCTGTAAGATTGTTTATTTCATGCCTAAGAAGCGCATAGTACCTGATGTAGTTTCTACATGGACAATGTGGTCATTATTTTTCTTCAGTTATTATGTTTCTACTGCGTATGCTAAACTATCTAAGAAATCTAAAGCATTAAAGAATCTAATTACACAGGAGCAATAAAATGGCAGTCTTTACTCCAAAAAATACCGACATAGTTTCACCTAAAGAATTTATAATTGAAGATGTAAATCTTTATACAGAACATATGGATTATTATTTTGATGTGCAAATAAATGAAACTGTAAAGAATTTTACGGTAGCAGAAATGGATGAAATGTTTCATATGTTTCATGAACATTCAGACATCATTAAAAAGATGTTTCATGTCAAGATTCCTCTTGTTGAGCATGTCTTAGGTAATCCTTGGCCTCCGGAAGAAATTATTAATGATCCTAGACACGAACACTTAGAGATTAAGGATTATAATTGTTGGATGATTAATGCTTACGAAGAATGGAAAACATCTAAAGGTTTATAATAATAATTGAATATGAATATAGTGAGAAATGACTGGTGGACAACACCAGTTTGGGAGATTCAAACAGAGTTTGATACTCAATTTAATAATGATTTGTTGAGAGAATCAAATTCAAGTGAACACGTTAATGTGTGGAACAATGATACCCCCACGATTAATAAATTAAAAGAATATACACTTCAACTTGTAACAGAGTTGGCTGCACCGTATATCTCACAGAACTTTAGAGATTTTAAATTTTGGCACACAAACGGGTGGATCAATTATAGTCCTCCAGGTATTCATATGCCTATTCATGGCCATGGTGGACCAAAGATTGCTTTAACCTATTATATTAAGGCACCAAAAAATTCAGGCGATTTATTATTGATAGACCCAAGGAACGGATGCGATTGGGATAATGGTAATGATGGTCTCAACGGCACAAAGTTTCAAAGAATTAAACCTGCCGAGAGTAAGATAGTATTCTTCCCTGGTTTTCTTTTACATATGGTAGAACCCAATAAATCAGATGAGGTAAGAGTATCTCTATCTACCAATATGGGTACATTTGATGGTGATAATGTAACAAAAAGAATATATGATTCGTTGGTAGAAAATGCCTAACTTTCAAAAATTAAAAAACAATTATCATATTGGTGAATGTGATATTCAAGATGTTCAAATTCAATTTGGTCATCAAATAGATAATAAATTTGTTGGTATACAATATTGTCATGTTGATTTTGTGGATAAGATGGCCATCATGAATATTATACCGAGAGAATATCATAAATGTTTTTGTATGACTATCATGCGAATTAATACACAGATACCACCACACACCGATAGTGGTATCAAATCAACCATTAATTTTTATATTAATACGGAAGATTGTAAAACCCAATTCTATAAATTTAAAAATGGTAATCCAAAAAAAGAACAAGTAGAAAATCAATCCAATGGTTACATCTTTGATATAAACGATTTGGAAGAAACGGATTTTTTTGTAGCACAACCTAATGAAGCATGGGTGTTGAATGTTGCCAATCCACATTCGGTTCTACCACAATCTCAATTCAAAGAACGATTGGCTATTGCCTTATCATCAGAATTGGATTATAATATGTTATGCGAGATATTAACCGAACAAGGACATCTATAATGTTTTATGAAAAATTAAATTTTCTTGAATTCAATTTTGAAAAATTAAAAAAAGATGTATTAAATAATGTATTTACTTTGGGCAACCAAGTCATTCAAGGTGAAGAATTTGAAACTCCACAATACCATGGTTTTGGTGGTTGGAGTTTAACGAGTAGAACTGGCGATTGGCAAGATGGATTCGAGTTTTTTCAAGCTGGTGAAAATGATAATCTGCAAAATAGCTATTTTCCTGAAGAAGGTGATAATTTTAAAAGTTTAAAATATTTGAATATTGCACATTCAATGGAATATAAAAATCCAACTCAAGCTTGTGTTGGTGAAATCGCTTTGTTAATAAAACAAATTGAAGATTTTGGATTAACACCTAGAAGAGCAAGAGTGACTTGTTTGAAAGCAGGTTGTAAATCTCTTGTACACTCTGATGGTCCTAAGTCTGAATATATTGCTCGTATACATATTCCATTGTTTACTAATTCAAAATGTGTGTTTATTAGCAATGGAATTGATTTACATATGGAAGAAGGATCTGCTTACATGGTGTGGGTAAATGACTGGCACCAAATTCGTAATGATTCAGATGAAGATAGATATCATATTATTATGGATGCTTATGATACAAAACACATCACAAAACATTTTAAATATGAAGGTGATATTTCTCAATTAGAAGATTATGCAAACAAATTTCGTGAGAATATCAACAATACAGTTTTAACACCAGAAGATATTACTCGATTCAATACTGTAAAACAACAATATGTTACCAAAAAATGATTTTTAATTTCTGCCCACCTAAAGTCCTTGCTGACTTAAAATCCGAAACCTTTCCTGATGGCAAACGTTACTACACACTAGAAGATGGTACAAAACTACCTTCTGTTACCACAGTTCTTGGTGCTCAGAAGAAACAAGGCATTATGGAATGGCGTAAACGAGTAGGTGATGTGGAAGCCAATCGAATCTCCAAACAAGCAACAGGCCGTGGTACAAATGTCCACACATTATGTGAACGATATTTAAATAATGATGCGTTAGGTGATATAATGCCTGATGCAAAGGAAATGTTTATATCGCTGAAGCCATTATTAAATCGTATTAATAACATACATTATCAAGAGTGTGCTTTGTGGTCTAAACAGTTAGGAATGGCGGGTAGGGTCGATTGTATTGGTGAGTTTGATAATGAGTTATCAGTCATCGACTTTAAGACCTCCAAACGAATTAAAACAGAAGCCCACATTGAAGATTATTTCTGGCAAACATCGGCATATGCTCTAATGTACGAAGAAATGATAGGTCGGCCAATTGATAATATAGTGATTATTATGGCGGTTGAAAATGAACAACCACTTTTATTTAAACAAAAAACCTCTGACCACATACACGGATTGGTAAAAGCCATTAAATTCTACCAGAATCAAGCTTGACAAATCGACAGGTAACATATATAATAGATACATACATTAAATATTAAAAGGACTTTACTTATAAAACTACAACTCTGGATCTGATGCAATAAGGATTCTGCCAATATCGCCGGTGACGCTCACCGATATTTTTTAATACTCCAAACTAAAATCAAATTCGCCAATGGAGACCAAGACCAAATTATCGGTCGTAATCAAAAAAAGGAGATATGATGTTTTTTATCAATATCAAAAAGTACAAATCATTATTAATTATATTAGGTGCTCTAATATCTTGTTACACTGCGCCTACAATTTCGGCTGAAATCACCAATTCGATTTCACAGAAACAAGTAAGTGCCGACATGCTTAAGCAAGTTGATTGCTTGGCTAAAAACATTTATTATGAAGCAGGTCACGAATCATATGAGGGTAAACTGGCAGTAGCACAGGTTACTTTGAATCGTGTAAACAGTCCAAAATATCCAAAAGATATTTGTTCTGTTGTTTACCAAAAAACTACCGATGAAAATTTGAGGACCGTATGTCAATTCTCATGGACATGTATGGTAAAAGAATTGGTAGCCAAAGATAAGTATGCGTGGGAAGAATCTCAAATAGTTGCCAAACGTGCCTTGACAGAACCAGTTTTACATGATATAATAGCACAAACAAACGCATTGTATTACCATGCAGTTTATGTAAATCCTGGTTGGAATAAAACTAAGGTAGTTAGACAAATAGGTAATCATATATTTTATAGTAAGATTTAATATGGCAAGTCGGGACGAAATAAAAAATTTTAGTATGTTGGTTGAAAAACTGGCGACAGATGAACGTCTAACATTAATGGATGCCATCTGTCACCATTGTAAAGAAACTGGATTGGAAATTGAGGTAGCAGCCACTATGATATCCTCTGCTCTCAAGGCAAAGATTCGTGAAGAAGCACAAGAATTAAATTTATTGAAAAAAAGTTCAAAACTACCAATATGACCGAGAATACAGGCTTTGCAGCATATGCCTTGTGGAATGCTTTAAAATTACATTTTACCTCTGATAGTTATGATTACTTTAAATATCACGGTAAAACCAATGTATCTAAACAATCATTTACCATTCGTAAAGACAAATACTATTTCTATAAACTTAGCCGAAAATATTCTTTGGAAGAATTAAAGAATTACTATGTGGCAAATATGATAAGTGGCAATGGTGAATGGGTAGGTGAAATGATTGGATCTAATGGTGAAGAAGTGTATGCCAAGTGGCAGAAAACTCAACAGAGCTTGACTTATACCACGGAAAATGATACAATAGGACTGTTCGATGGTGTTGATGGTGCGGAGTTCTGGTCAATGGATGATTACTTCAAACCGATTGATGGTGGTTGGCCAATGATTATCACCAAATTAATGCACGATAAGATTAAATTGGAAACTGTTTGTATATTGATTGATACGATTGGTTGTATGCCAAGATGGGAAAAAACAATTACTGAAGATATTATTTGGCCATCGTATCATAGATTAATTAAAAAATATACGCCATTTATACAATACGATAAAGATAAGTTTACGAAGTTTTTAAAAGAAAAGATTAAAGAATATGCCTAAAATTAGTATGATATATCTTGACTTAGATGGTGTGGTGGCTGACTTCTATAAGCGATATATTGATTTATATAATGTAGTACCATCTGAAGTATCTAGAAAAGAATTTGATTTACACTTTGCACATTTTATTGAAACCAGACAATTTAAAACTTTAGAGTTAATGCCTGGTGCAATTGAATTAATCGAATTTCTTAGGGGCCTAGATGTGCCCACAGAAATTCTTTCATCGACTTCGAATGAAAAAAGACACGCAGATATTTCTGAACAAAAATTAAATTGGTTAAAAGAACATCAAATTGATTTTAAATCAAATTTGGTTCCAGGTAAAAGATTGAAGAAAACTTACGCCAATCCGAACAGCATTTTGATTGATGATACACCACAGAATATTGATCAATGGCGCCAACAAGGTGGCATTGGTATATTGCATAAAAATGTTACAACAACTTTAGGTATACTTAAAATGTATGTTTGACAACGCCTAAATATTATGATATAGTAGTTGATTATGAAAAGTAATTTGATAGCAGTTATATTCCGTTCACACACCGTTTATACGAAAGGTAGTACAATATGAGTTTTGCAAATCTAAAACGCCAATCTGGCAATCTCGATAAATTATCTAAAGCAATCGAGGCACTCTCCCAAAGTTCTGAAGGTGGTTCAGAGAAATCTGATAATTTCTGGCGTCCAGAAGTTGATAAAGCAGGTAATGGCATGGCCACTATCCGTTTTCTCCCAGCATCCGAAAAAGATGGTGAAGATGGTCTGCCTTGGGTAAAAATCTTCAGTCACGGTTTTCAAGGACCTGGTGGTTGGCTGATTGATAATTGTTTGACCACAAAGAATCAACAATGTCCTGTATGTGAACACAACTCTACATTATGGAATTCGGGCATTGAAGCTAATAAAGATGTAGTTCGTAAACAAAAGCGTAAATTAAATTATATCGCCAATGTGTATATTGTTTCTGACCCCAAGCATCCAGAAAACGAAGGCAAGATTAAGTTGTTTAAGTTTGGTAAGAAAATCTTTGATAAGGTTACTGAAGCCATGAACCCACAATTTGAAGATGAAACACCAATCAATCCATTTGATATGTGGAAAGGTGCCAACTTCAAGTTAAAGATTCGTAAGGTAGAAGGTTATCAGAATTATGATAAGTCTGAATTTGATTCACCATCTGTATTGTCTGATGATGATGCGAAGTTAGAACAAATCTGGAAAGATTCTTTCTCACTATCAGAGTTAACTGGTGATAAAGAGTTTAAGTCATATGATGTATTGAAACAACGTCTTGATAAAGTTCTTGGTTTAAATGGTGAAGCACCAAAGACAACTGTAGAACAAGTCAAAGCGAAAGAGTTCTCTGCACCTAAGAAACAAGCAGAAGATTCTCCGTTTAAAGATAGTGCAGAAGATGATGATATGGCTTACTTCTCAAAGCTTGCTGAAGAAGATTAAACAACCCTAGTACTATTGAGAATCATTCTTTGGAATGTTTCTTCATTGTTTCTTACAAAAGGTAGTGCCGTTTTGGTGCTACCTTTTTGTCCTTGTGTTTTTTCATTATTAGTAACCATCATACCTCTATCAGAAGGTGCCTGAGGTAATTTCATTTCTAAATTTTCATTATTTACTACATCTAATTTCTGAGTAACATTAGGTGAAGATACCTGCGC